AAATCAGCTAAATACTGTGGAGGAAGAGATCTACTCGTCTGATCTAAATATTGTTCTTCTGCCATTAAACTACTCCTCTGTTAAATTGTGGAAACTGCATAAAGTATTTACGTTGCAGTATTTGGTTTTGTAATTGTTCTTGTATTTCTGCTGAGTCATTGATTTCTTTAGCTATTTGATGACCTCTTTCTATGTCACCGTTACCTAGACCCCTAATAGCGTCTCTGGTTAATACGTGTTCGTCTTCAGTTAACATAGCAGGTATATTGTCAATGGGTACACCGTCCTGAGTAACTTTTGCTGGACCACCCTCGTACATATCTCGTACTCCTGGATTTGCTAAATCTTTTATATTCTCTTCTATTACTGCTTGTTGTCTTGCTTTATTTGCTCTTCTTCGTTCTATTAAATCTTTTATAGGTCTTCTTCCTCCAGGAACAACAGTACCTACTGTCCCACTAACAAACCTATTCACAGCATTATTCGCACCACCTATTAAAGAAAGAAGTCCTGGATGAATTTGTTGATCTCCAACTGACATTTTTGACGCCGTGTCTAAACCTCTATTTATAAAACTGCTGTATGGATTAATATCGTTTATCGCTCTGTTTTCAAAGTTAAACATGAGATTATTTAATCTTTCTTTTGGTGTTGGTGGTAAATCAAAACCACTTGTTCTGGAGTCAGGATCTAAATAAGCAACAGGATTTGTTACTGGTCCACCTTTATCATACCCATAGGCTCTGCCAGTTTGGAACTGAGGGAACTGTAATAAATATTTACGTTTTTGTTCTTCTAGGTAATCCAGTAAATCTTGTTGAGGGTTACTCATACCACCTATTCCTGCTCCGCCTTGATAACCCATTAAATTTCCTGAAGAACTTCCACCTACACCTGGCATTGTGGTAGCTGGTCTTAGTCCTCCTGTTAAATATTGTTGTTGTTGTTCGTTAAGTTCCCCTACTCCTGCTGGTTTACCTTGTAGTGGGGGTTGGTCAAATAGTCCTGCTTTACTGGCAGCTAATCCACCTATACCTACAACCCCAGCTTTTTGGAGCATGTTTAAACTTCCCCAAGCATCTCCAATTGAAGGGATAGCGTATTTAGTGTTTAAAATTGGGGTTGTTGCAGTAGGAGCGTTCAAAAATGAAGCAGCATTTGCCCCCATGTTTTGAAAGAAACCACCAATACCTTTTGTCCCAGTTGCAGCAGCAGGAGTAGCTTGCCAACCCCACATGCTGTTTGCTGTTCCAGGAACAATATTTTTTAAAGCCCCAATACCTTGTTGTGACCACGTAGTGCCAAATTGACCCCCTTTAAGTCCCATGCCTTGACCAATACTAGTTATAGCATAAGCACCTGCTGCGTCTTTTATTGCATCCCCAGCATCAAATTTACCTCTACGGACACCACCACCAATAGCACTACCTATTGCTGCACCAGCCTTACCACCATAAATAAAACCTACTGCAGTTAATACAGGTTGAGCAATTTTTCTAAAAGCTTTTCCTACTTTTTTAAAGAACTTACCTAACCCATATTCGGGGTAATCTGTTAAAGGGTTGACTGAGTTATCGGCATGACCTACGGTGTACTGATCAGCGTTAAGACCGTGCTTAGCAAAAGATTGGTTAATTACCCTTTGAACAGAAGGATCTTGAGCCACAGGAAGTGGTAAAACTTTTTCTCCTGTTGTTAAATGACCTATTTGGTCATCGCCTCCCCTACCCAAAGAAGCTAACCCTTGTGCGTTCATCCCCATAGTATATACTCCTTTCCTGTTCTCAAGCAACTCATTTCTTTATTCTTCTCCTTTTGTATGTGATGCTCCAAAATAAAAACTGATGATAGCTGAGGCTAAACCACCTAAATACCCCAACACAAGATTTATTAAAGCCTCTGAATTTTGTTCTGGAGGCTGAATAGTTACTAAAAAGATATACCCCATAAATCCACCTACTACAAGAATACCCATTATTCTAGCTGTCCAGTCTTTACTAAATTTATTTCTAGCATCTTGAACGTCTGCTGTTTCTAAAGCAAACAAATCTATATCAAGCTTTTTCATCTGGACTTCAAAATCTGTTTCTACTTTCTTTAGTTCTGCTAATTGCTCAGGACTAGCAGTTTCCATAGCTTTTTGTATCTTCTTTGGTTCGGGGTCACAACCTAAAACTTCTGAAAGCATATTCGCAGCCATACCACCCATTGGTCCACCTAAAGCAGTTCCAAGTGTAGGAGCAACTGTTCCTACTAATGATTTTAAAATACCTAATTTCATTTTACCTCCTCTGGTTTAAATAAACCTTGTTCTATTAGCTTTTCTCTGTTAATTAAATGTTCTGCTTCTACATCATCTTTAGATTGACCAAAATAAGCTACGGCTAAAGAGTTTTCTATCATAGCTTCGTTTATGTTTACTCCGTCTACTACAACATTTCCTAAGACTCTACCGTATTTCCCTCTAGAGTCTTTTAACTTAGTTTCTATAACAACTTTAGTACCGTTGTCCAAAGCTTCTTTTAGGTAAGCCCCAGCCATTTTTCCTCTAGCCTTTTCATCCAAGTCACGAGTGCGTGACTCGGGAGTATCAATACCATATAAACGAACACGAGACTTAAAAAGGATATCAAAACCAAGATCAAGAACAACGTCCACAGTATCCCCATCAACGACTCTATCAACTTTACAACTATATTCATACATTCTAATCCTCCTGTAGTACCCTATCTCTTAACCTCACCGCTCTATCCCCAACCTGACCTGCCCATTTTGAATCCATCATTTCCACAGCAGCCGTTTCCCAATCAGATATTTGCATAGCCCCTATAAACTTTTTAAATTTACTAAGTCTAGGGTGTCCTAGATTAAAACACATATTAGCCACAACTCTTTGTCTATTATCACTTAAATTACGCCACCAAGGATCTTTCATGTCTAACTCACTGCAAACTACATCTATGTCATGACTCAAACATTCTTTTATTCTTTCTTCTGAAACAGGAGTACCTACAGGTTGACCATGTTCTTCATCCGTTTCTAAAACTAGATGTCCTACTCCAAAAGTAGGGTAGCCAAGATGATCTAAATAAATCTCGTATTTATATCCCTCGTCTTTAATAAGTTCTTCTACTAGCTTATCTTTGTTCATAATATGTTTACTGATATTGAACCATTTGTCGAAACACTCAGTTTTCCTAAACCAGATACTCCTTCTACTCCTGATTGCTCTCCTCCGTATATATTTACCCATTTAGTTCCTGTCCATAATTGTAATTGGGATGTTGTTAAATTCCAAAGAACAAAACCTGCTTCAAATTTATTGACATCACGTTGTCCTTGGTTAGCAGAAACAGTTGCTTCTACATCAACTTTATTTAAACTTAGTTCTAAAATCCTAGCTAATCTGTTAAAAGTGTCAGGAGGAATATAATCCCCTGTAGCGACTGGTAATTTAGTTTCTAGTAACTTAGCCATTATCTCCTACCACTCGGTTGTAAATCCATACGAGTTGCACCTACCCTAAACCCAACACCTAATCTTACTGATTCACTGTTATCATCGTCTGATTCGATTCTAAGTGCTGCTTGTCTTGCTCTTACTCTTACATCAATTTTAGAAGTGCTGTTTGTACAAGTGTTTGTTGCAGAAGTAGTTAAACTTTCTGCTGGGTAATTCCTAGTTTTTACAACAAAATTAATAATCTGACCGTTACCTCCGTTTCCTGTAAATTTAATATCAGGTATTATCCTTCTTATCATTTGATAAAATGTTCCTTCTCCTAAATCAAAATCACTAGATTCAATGTAAACATTATCCATTGGTGAACCGTCAGCATCATTACCTGTTTCATGGTTGTACAAATACCCCACATTATTTGTAGTGTAAGTGGCTATCGGGCTATCAAAAACACCTTCGTCTAGCCAAGCTGTTCTATTTAATTGTCCGATGCTCCAAACATTTTCAGTGTAATTATAGGTAACGTATTTGTCTATTGTTGTAGAACTGCTTGAACAATAGAACCAACCTACTTCATCAAACTCTTTATTTAAAGTAGAAAAAGTTTGAAACGCTTGTCCTATGTTAATGTCACTTAAAACATAATTCTGAACACTACAAGGTAATTCTCTGATTTGCCCATTATATGTATAAAAACCTGTTTTATCCATCCAAAAAACGCCAGCTGGTGAATTGACAGCAGCGTTAGGTCCAATAAGACCTATCCCTTCGTTTACTAAATTAATTCCAAAAGTAAAAGGTTGTCCTATAAAACTCATGGAGTATAGTGAAGTGTCAGTCCAAATTAAAGTTTCTTGTCTTGCCCTAAGTGCCCCTATAATAGACGAGCCTGCTGACAATCTAAAAGATCCTGCCGTGTTGTCAGGAAGAGGCTCCCATTGAGTAGCATTCTCTTGGTCACTCCACGCAATAAACATAGGGTCTATTGCTCCTGTTCTAGCAGTACCTCCTGTGTTTAAAGGATCTGCTCCAAAACAAATAATATGCCTATCTACATCACTGACTAAAATCTGTACTGCTTTAGTCGGTGCTAAATTAGCATTTGATAAATCAGAAAAAGCTACAGCCCTAGTGGTTACACCTGAAGATTCATCCCAATAGTATATTCCGCCACCACGAACATTCATCACTAAATCTTCACCAAAATTATCATGAGACCAGTTTCTAAGTTGGTTAGAAGAAGAAAGAGCACTAACTGAACCCCACGTACTCGCACCCCAAAGCCCAGCACCCCAACCAGAAGATTCTACATATACGTCTAGTCCTACGTTGATTTGATACGCTCCTACTACGGAACTGCCACCATTGCCAGAATCCCCAGCAGCAGCAGTAACTTCATCTCCATCGGTGTCTTTAGCCTCAATGGTGTAAACATTGGCACTGGTTATAGTAGCAATTTGGTATTCTTGGTTTAATACGGCAGCAGTGATATTACCACCTAAACTAGCAGCACCACTAAAAGTAACAAAATCATTGGCAACTGCTCCGTGACTTGTATCAGTTACGGTAATAGTAGCGTCTCCATTAGCAACTTTGGCAAAAGTAACATCTCCAGCAGAAGTAGTAAGTCGTATAGGGGTTATATCGTTGTAGCTGTCTCCCTGTTTAACGTAATATTTCCATGTAGTACCTAATCCTAGATATTTGGTAAGATCTAGATCTACCCAAGCATGGAGTGCCCTAGCTGTAGATTTAAATGTGTTTAAAGTGTTTTTAGCCCAACCACCTATTTTTTCAGGGAAATTTTTACGAAAACGAACTAAGTTTGCGTCAAACCACCCACCCTCATTTGAGTAATCTGTTCCTTCCTTGTTGATTCCAGGTCGGAGGGTGAATTTTTCTAGAGGCACTTAGTCTCCTAAAATAATTGATCAGTTAAAATGGCTCCTGTACTTAATAGTAATGTAACTAAAGTAGCGATAACGAAAAGTTCAAGACGTTTTATACGGTGGATGGTTTCTAACCAACGTTCAGTACAAACTGCCTCGTGTTTTTCAATATGGGCTGCAACTTCCATTACCGTTTTTCTAGGCATTTATTTCTTAGCTTTATCCTTAGCTTTTCCTATGTTTAAAGCTAAAAAATCTACAGCTTTATAAAGTTTACCTAGTAACTTGTCTCCTTTAGGAGTAGGTGTTACAGCAGCAACTAATGAAGCTATTGCAATAATAGCAGTTATCCACATAAATATATTAATCCACATCATCGTCTTTTACCTCGTTTTCTATTTCTGTTGGTTGTTCTTGCATATCCCAACAATTAAGGTTGGAAGCGACAGTTCTTCTTTCGCCTTCTCCCTTAAAAGGATATACCATGTGTTGCAACCAAGAAGGGAAAACCAACAACTTCCCTACTTGTGGTTGCATAACAAAAGACTGAGGCGGTCTCAATCTATCTGTGTCCATTAATTGATTCAATCCATAATTAAAAGCTATATACCCATCACAATCACCAGACGCATTATATAAAGAGTAATTGCCATCTCCAGCAGTCGGTTGATCTAGTATTTGTTGTGGCACTTTAGTCCACCCAGTAGTGGATATACCCATAATGGTTTTAGTGCCGTGATCGTGTATAGGGTTGTAGTCTCCTTCGTAACTGTGTACTGACCAAGTTTCATCTATAGCTACTGCTTTAGGTGCTTTTAACCTTGAGCCTGTTTGTTGTGAAAAGAAATTTATATAGTCTGCTCCTAAAGAACTTATCAATTGATTGTATTCTTTTAATCTTGGGTCAGCGTTATCCATTAATAACTGTTCGCCTTGCGTTATTTGTCCAACCAAAGTATCAGCTAATGACTTTTTATTTTCATCTTCAACGTATTCGTCAAGATATTCATTTAAATCTTTAACCATACTTTCTGGCATTTCTGTCTCCATGACAAAAACACTAGGCATACTGTGTACTGTTACTTCTGCCATTAGCTAGGTACGTTAAAATTATTGTCTGCTGTACTTACTGCTGATGGACTCGTAATAACTGAATCTACCTGACTGGCAAATACTACATCCCAATGAGATACAGGGCAGATAGCTACTAAGTCAGCATTACTCCAACTACCTTTAGCTTTTAACGTAAAGTTAGTTGCTGTTACATTGCCCTCTGCATCGTAATCTTTTTGTTTGACTTCTGTATGAAATTCAGACGTATAGTAGGTAGCATCACCTTCACTATCGTTTTCATACTTCATAGTTATATCCCATTTATCTACTTTGCTGTTGCTATTAACAAAGGGAACGCATTTTACTATTGCTTTACTTACTGCCATTTTTTCTCCTTATCCCTCTAATGTCGTGACTCTAGTAGTCAACGCATCTATTTTATCATCAACTTCTTGCAAAGCCTTAACTAGAATTGGTATTAATTGGTTATATTTCATTTTATGAGAATCTTCAGTGCTTGTATCAACAATATGGTCAGCTGTCCAACCTATTGCTTCTTCTATAGTTTTAATTTCTTGTGCTATAAAACCTACTTGTTTTGTGGTTGATTTTTTTGAACCATCAGGAGTTACTTTAGTTATATCTCTATCAGTAACAATTCCGTCCTCGTCTTTTGGTAAATACCAACTTCTTTTATCCCAAACATAAGTAACTGGTCGCATTTGGTTGACAAAGTTTAAACCTGCATTAGAGGGTAAAGTTTCTACATCTGTTTTGTCTCTTGAATCAGAACCTTCTGTCCACGAACACGCTATTTCGGCATTGGAAGAACTGACATTTCCAATAATTATATTATTACTTGTAGTGCTAATGGTTGTTAAAGCATCAGAACCCGCATCATACCCAACAAGAACATTATTACTCCCTGTAGTTACTGCATCTCCAGCTTTATTGCCAATACAAGTGTTTTGGTCGCCTGTACTTAAAGCAGTCATCGCACTACCACCTAAAGCAGTATTTTGAAACGCTCCAGCTAAATTTGATGTAGATGCTATGTTATATCCTATAAATACATTTTGATAACCTGCTAATGCTCCTGAAGAATTTGAAGCTACATCATGTCCTATAGCTACAAGTTGTGATGTACTAGCAGAAGATACAACTGCTCTACCTGTGTAGTTACCTATTGCTATGTTTCCATTTGCACCTGTAGTTTGTCTAACTAAAGCATCATATCCAATAGCTATATTGTCAGAAGAACCACTTTGAGCAGTAAGTGCTCTATAGCCAATTCCCATGTTTCTAGTATGGTTTGTTGCAGCTAATGCGTTGTAACCAATGGCTGTATTGTCTGCTGCTGTAGTTGATGCTCCTAAAGCACCTTTTCCTACTGCCGTGTTTGAACCTCCTGTTGTATTGGCATCCATTGTTTCATGCCCTATAGCAACATTATCCTCACCAGTAGTCGTTGCGTTTAATGCAGATTGACCAAAAGCAGTATTATAATCTGCTGTTGTTGCTTGCATCAATGTACTGTTTCCTACAGCAACATTTTGAGTTCCTGTTGTTATATCCTCCATTGATTTATAACCAACAGCTACGTTATTACTCCCTGTGGTGTTTGATGCTAACGCTTGATAACCAACAGCATGATTATAATTAGCTGTCGTATTAGATTCTAAAGCACCATGCCCAAGCGATACGTTGCCAGTTCCAGTCGTATTAGCACCAAGTGCGTTTCTTCCTACTGCCGTGTTAGCTGCTCCTGTGGTATTTGTAGTAAGTGCAATATCTCCTATGGCTGTGTTTGAATTAGCTGTCGTGTTTGCTGCTAAAGCATTAGAGCCGACTGCCACGTTAAGAGTTCCAGTTGTGTTTGCTGCTAAAGCACTTCTGCCTACTGCTGTGTTGCTGTCTGCTGTTGTGTTAGCTTTTAAAGCATCAACACCGACTGCAACATTATCATCGCCTGTCGTGTTTGCAGCAAAACTTTCAAAACCTATAGCTACATTTGTGTTGCCAGTTGTGTTTTTTTCTCCTGCGGCAACGCCAACTACTGTATTGTAACCACCTGTGGTAAGTACTTTTAAAGCAGCACTTCCTACTGCTGTGTTCGCACCTCCTGTTGTGGCTGTTAATAAAGCATTTGTTCCTATTGCTGTATTACTAGCTCCTGTAGTGTTTGCTTTAAGAGCACTAAATCCAACTGCTGTGTTAGCATCTCCACTTGTTAAAGCTGCAAAAATATCAACACCTAATCCAACATTATAGTTAGCAGCATCTATAGTTCCTGTAGCATCATCACCAAACATTATTGATGAAGTACCAAATGCTTTATATTTTAGTGCTGAACCATTAATAGTTAGTGCGTCTGTTTCTGTAGTTCCGTCTACATCTAAGTCTCCGTTAAAATCTGCATTACCAGCTAGGGTTAAGGTAGAAGCCATGTCTACGGCACCGTCTATGTCTACTACATCTAAATTTGCAGTTCCGTCTACGTCTATAGAACCAGCTAAGTCTATATCCCCACCTATGGTTACATCATCCGTAACTGTTAAATCGTCTTGTACTTTTAGGTCAACAGCAGAAATACTAGCTAGTGCATCTACCATAGCCCCACCTGAACCTGCACCATCAGCATAAATAATTTTAGTATCGCCAGCAGGTATTGTTATATTTGCACCTGTGCCTTGACTTATAACTAAATTTTGTGAACCTGTAGTAGCGTTTTCTATAAACCATAATTTAGAAACTGTGTTTGGTCCAATAGTTACAGTACAGGCAGAATCTAACGCACCTGTGTATTTAAGAAACATTGATCTTCCAGGATCAGTTGCTCCGTCTGCAATAGTGGTAGTGTGTGTATCAGCATTAGTTGTTATAGCTTCTGTGCCATAACTAAAAGCTTCTGCTATTAATTCTAAATTTGTATTTGTTGTATCACCCCAAGTTCCTGACCCATCACCTGTAGCCATTTCATTGAGTCTTAGGTCATTTACATATGTACTTGCCATTTTTTATTCTCCGTGCTGTTTGATTATATTACCTTTTTGCATAATAGTTAAGCAACTTCTTCCCAATTTGGTGTTTGAGAATCTGAAACTGCTGTCCAATTAGGTGTTTGGCTATCCGTAATTCCTGTCCAATTTGCGTCTTGTCCAGGGATTACTGGTCCCCAAACTAGAAGCTGACTTATATGTCCTGTTCCGTATACACCTGTGATACTTACGTTAGCACTTGCTAAAGGAGTTAATGTTCCAATCGCTCCTGTGTTTGCATCTGACGTAATAGAAATTACGTTGTTTGAAATAGTGCTTACACTTCCTAGTGCAGTTGTTCCAACTACAGTAGTTGGATAAACATTCGCATCACACGATACGGTTTCATCGCCTTGTGAAATAGTAGAAGCTGCACCACTTACTCCTACAATAGCTACTCCGTTAGCTACAACTGTGCCAACAGCACCTGTTGCTGCTAGACCTGTTTCACTTACATTAGCATCACCACTTACTGTTTCTGTGCCTAATGCTGTAGTGCCCGCTAATCCAGTAACCGAAACATTAGCAATTCCTGTAGCTGTGAGACTTCCTATTGAACCTGTAGCTGCAACTCCTGTTTCTGTTACGTTTGCAGCTGCCGATATACTTACTGAGCCTAATGCAGAAGTACCTGCAACACCTGTTTCTGTTACGTTTGCTTGTCCCGTAGCTGTGAGGCTTCCTACTGAACCTGTACAAGTAACACCAGTTTCTGTGATGTTTGCATCACAACTAACTGTTTCTGTACCTAACGCAGAAGTCCCTGCAAGCCCTGTAAGGTTTACAGTTACATTAACTACCGCAGGCTGACCCCATGGACCAGACCCCCAAGTAGATCGACCCCAACCAGCCACTAAGTTACGCTATTCTTATTACAGCGTTACTTGCATCAGCAGTTGGGAAAGATATTGTGAAACTTCCAGCTGTAGAAGTTTTATCTCCACCGAAATCAAATACTGCAACCGCAGGATCGCCTGATGCTGTATCGTTGTAAATCATACAACCTCTTGCAGTAATTGTAGCTGTGCCAAAAGTTAAATCAGCAAAATCTGTGAACGCAGTAGTTCCAGAAGTAGTTGGGTTAACATTTGTTAATGCTGCTCCGCCTGCAGTATAGTTAGTTCCACTAGCTTCTTGCGAAGTTGAATATGCAGTAGTTGCTGCAGTCATAGTAGCTGAACTTGTGTATAACGCTAATTTAAAAGAGTTACCTCCAGAAGCTTTAAAATTATGTACTGCTTGCAAAAGTTCACTTTTGAAAGAAGTACACATTGCTTGTGTAATTGCCATTATAGTCTCCTAATAATATTTGCTAGGTCTTTATGACCTTGTTGTTCTAATTGATTACATATTGTACACATGTGGTTTTTTATTGCCTCATTCATGTAATATATAATCACTTTTTTGCACGCTTCTCTAAAAGCGTGTGCTTGTGCCCTAATGGGTGCAGGGGTTTCGTCGCTAATAGAAACTAATCTTTTAGTAGCCATTTCTGCAACTTCTTCTACAGTGTGCCCTCTGTGATCTGTTGTAGTAACACCTAAGTTACCTACTTCTGTATCAGAATTAATTGAAAACATTAATACTCCTTTGGTTCTGGTGGTAAATCATTTCTATCTATCATTTGTGGTTTGCTAGGTGTTTCTTCTTTATGTACCTCTGACCATTTACATGTCTGTATTATACCGTCTTTTAAATATGTAACAACTGGATCTTTTAAACGATGATAACCGTACAATTTTTCTTTTATATCTATATTAGTTTCTAATAGATTTGAACGAGGAGCAACTGAAACTTCTATGTCGTTTTCCATACATTTAGCCAACCAAAACTCACAACAGGCTTTTCCAGACTCAGCAAAGTGCATATTTGTCTTATAGGTAAAATCAACCCCAAATACCGTTAAACTATTTATTTTATTCCATAATGCAAAAGCTATAGCGTAAGCTACTGTGTTATTAAAATAAGAACATCCTAAATCAGCTACTAATGGAGCCAATGGGAATTCCTCTGCATAAGGAACTCTTTCATCTAACTCGCATGTATAGATAGGGTAATCTGCTTTTGGTAAACATTTTCTCATCATCGGAGTCATACTTCCTGCGTCTTCTGTATCTAAGAAACGACTCATTGGATCTAAAATAAAAGCCCTATCGATTTCTGGAAGAACTCCTATCATCGCATTTACAGCCCACACTTCATCAAAAGATACGCTATGAACTTGTGATAAATGGTAATCTATTTGGCTTTGACCCATAGCAACTATCGCTATATTTTTTCCTTCCAAATCTGAGGTAGATTCATTTAACATTTAATAAATATCCCCATACCTGTATTCGTCTTTGCTTCCTAGAACTTCTACTCTGTTTTTTAAACTAGATAAACCACTAGCGAAACGACCTTCAAACATTTGAGTTTCATTGGGGTCTAGCTTTAAAAATATCGCAGCTTCTGCTAAAGATCCATAAAATAATGTATCTCCAGCGTTAGTTCCGAGCCAACTTGTTCCGTCTGAAGTAGCTGTTATTGATTGAGGATTATAAACATAGTGTAATTCAAAAGTATAATTGGCATTCGGGGCTGGTGCTAGTATAAAAGTGTCCTCATCAAAAAGAGCATAATACAGGGGATTACCTGTTGTTGCTGTTGCTGGGCTATAGTCTCTTATAAAAGAAACGTCTTTTAGTAATAGGTAATTGTAGTTACTATCACTGTCTATTAATGCTAAACTAAGAGGAGTTAAAAAATCTGTTGGCATCGCTAGGTATGTATTTCCACTTGATGCTGTGCCTGTTACGTTTTTTCTAAAAACAGGTATTTGTACGTTTTGTAGAATTCTTTGTTCAGCTTCTTGTATAAAAATTGGTAAATTACTGACAAAAGTTGAATCAGTACTTTCAACATAATCTTGAATAGCTGATTTTAATGTAGTGTATGTCCAGTTCATGATGTTGTCACCGTTAATGTTCCTACTTCCCCTGTCATTTTAAATGGATCCCCAACGGTTACGTGGGGGAACATAGTACCTATAACTTCTGGGATAGTGTTATATGGTCCAACTTGCGTTGAAGTGTATGGACCGTAAGTTGTGATTGTTCCTACACCAACTTCTTGATCAACATTAGGTCTAGGATTCCATAGTGCTTCTGCATCCAGAACACGTGGTACTGGATCTAATTGAGGTTCTTTTGGGTCATAACATTCTGGACAAACCTTTAGATCATTCCATTGTTTTCTTAAATCTAAATAAGGATAAGCCCACCCACATGTATCACATATTCCTTGAGCATATGTGCCTTTAGCGTATGCCATTAATAGTTTCTCCTAGGCACTAGGTGTAAACTGTTTCTGCCTTGATCTCCCGCTACTGCTCTTGCAAAATCCT